TGTGCCATTCTAGGAGGCGTGGGGTGGATTCGGGGGGAGGGCCTTTCCTCCCTTTTTAGCAGCGAGCTGGCTCCGCTGTCCCCCCAAAAAACCAGCACTTATCAGGAGAAGACGATGGAAATTGTGACCGTACTGTTTCTGCTATATCAAGGACAGTGGAAGGCGATTGAGGAATACGAAACATTCTTGGAATGCGACGAGGCACTAGCGTATGTGATTACAGGATATGGGGAAGATGGGAATTCGCTAGAGGGATTTTGTCAAGAATTCGAGAAGGTCACGAATCTTGAACAGATCAAGGTTATATGATCACGGGAGAGCAGCATGACACCTGAAGCAAAAGTAAAACGTAAGGTAGTTAACCTATTAAAGAAGCACAGCGCCTATTACTTCTTCCCTGCGACTCACGGTTACGGACGTAGCGGCGTACCGGACATCGTAGCCTGTGTTAGCGGATCTTTTTTTGGCATTGAATGTAAGGCTGGTAAGAATAAGCCTACGCCGTTACAGAACAAGAACCTTGCAGATATAGAAAATGCTAATGGTATAGCTGTAATCGTTAACGAAGATAGCCTAGATAATCTTGAAGGTCTACTGTCATGGGCGGATGAACAATGAACATGTTGCTAACACGTTACGCGTACTTGAATGATCGAACTCTTGGACGATTGGAACTACTGGAGGTAGAAGGTGATACAGAATTCTGGACAATTGAAAACCCTTGGCAGGATAACGAACCGAATGTCTCCTGCATACCAGAAGGTTCATATGAGATGGAACGATATGATTCGCCAAGCCACGGTAAGAATACGTGGCAGCTCGTTGGGGTTCTCAACAGAACTTATATCCAGATCCATGTTGCGAACTACGCTAGTAATGTGTTGGGTTGCATCGGGCTTGGCACTGGCGTTATGTCTAATCTCGGGGGCGTGTCTAATAGTCGGAATGCATTGGATGCGCTCTACAAGCTCACTTATGGGGTGGACAGAGCAGAAATTATTATAGTTAGTGATGTTCTCAGAGGATAACAATGGATTTAATCACACTAGACTTTGAAACCTTTTACGATCAGACGTATTCACTATTTAAGCTAACCACAGAAGAGTACATACGTAGCCCTTTATTTGAAGTCATTGGAGTAAGTGTCAAGGTCAATGATGGTGAGACAGAGTGGGCGAGTGGTTCCCGTAAACAGTTAAAGGATTACCTACACTCCTTTGATTGGGCTAACAGTATGGTACTGGCGCATAACAATATTTTTGATGGGGCAATACTAAGCTGGATATTTGATATACACCCGAAGGCATTAACTGATACGTTATGCATGGCACGGGCGTTGCACGGGGTAGAAGTAGGGGGATCGCTTGCTGTCTTAGCTGAACGCTATGGTTTAAGTGAAAAAGGAACGGAAGTAGTTGATGCAATAGGATTACGCCGTAGTGATTTTAGTAGACGACAACTGAGTGACTACGGGGATTACTGCATTAATGATGTGGAGATTTGTTATGCCCTGTTCCTTGAATTCTTAGGACAGGAGTTTCCCAAGAGTGAAATGAAAGTCATTGATATTACGCTCCGCATGTTTACAGAACCTGTACTAGAACTTAATAGGGAGCTTCTACAAGATCACCTAATCGAAGTGCAGGATAAGAAAGAACAACTAATGGCACAGGCGGGGGCTAAACGTGACGACTTAATGAGCAACGCTAAGTTTGCCGACATGCTTAGGGCACTAGATGTCGTACCACCTACCAAAACTAGTTTACGTACTGGTAAAGAAACCTATGCTTTTGCCAAGGCTGATAAAGCCTTTATTGATCTGTTAGCGCATGAGAATTCTGAAGTACAAGCATTGATGGTAGCAAGGTTAGGTAATAAATCTACTATAGAGGAAACCCGAACAGAACGGTTTATCGACATAAGCAAACGCGGTGCGCTTGCAGTTCCTATCAAGTACTACGCAGCACACACTGGTAGGTTTGGGGGGTTTGATAAAATAAATGTGCATAACTTACCGAGCCGTACTGAAGACAAGACATTGAAGCGCAGCATTTGCGCACCTGAAGGACATGTCATTATCGACTGTGACTCTTCTCAAATTGAAGCACGGGTACTCGCATGGCTGGCAGGGCAGGAGGATCTCCTCTCTGCTTTTACTAACGGTGAAGATGTATATAAAAAAATGGCAGCAGAAACCTATGGCGTCGATGTAGAAAAGGTAAGTAAAGCCCAACGGTTTGTAGGTAAACAAACTATACTAGGTAGCGGTTATGCTATGGGGCCACTTAGATTCCAAGAGCAACTTAGGATAGCTGGTGTAGACATAGACCTAGACGAAGCACGCAGGATAAATGATATTTACCGAGATACTAACTGGAACATCGTGAACCTGTGGGCCAAGGCTGGTTACGCCTTAATAGAAATGTTTGAGGGCAATGACGTTACGTTAGGCCCAAACGGAATACTGAAAGCTATACCAAGTGCTGAGTCAGTACTCTTAAAGAACTGTGGATTTATCTTACCGTCTGGACTAAAGCTACGGTATGACGATATGAAAATAGAAGATGGGGAGCGCGGTTCGCAATTCACCTATAAGACACGTAATGGCAGAACAAAAATATATGGTGGTAAGGTAGTAGAGAACATATGCCAAGCGTTAGCCAGAGCCATAATCACTGAGCAGATGACACTTATAAACAAAAGATACAGACCTGTCTTAACAGTGCATGACTCCGTGGTAGCAGTGGTTCCTATAGAGGAGAAAGAGCAAGGGCAAAAATTCATTGAACAGTGTATGCGTACTGTACCTAAGTGGGCTAAAGGGGTACCACTTAATTGTGAATCTGGTGTAGGTAATAACTATGGGATGTAGGGTAATGGGTAAACGTCTAACCAGTGATCAAGTTTTTACTATACGCGCCCGATTAATAGCTAACGAGGCATACATAGATATTGCAAAAACCTTTGGCGTAACCTATGCGTGTATCCACAACATTGCTAGTGGTAAGTCATATAATAGTTATTGCTCCCGCCAGACAGAAATAACAGCCCGCCACAAACTAGGTATCATAAACAACAACGCCATGCCGATGGGCAAGTTATCTGCATGGAAGGTAAGAGAGATACGTGCGTTATTGGTTGCTTGGGAGCCAACTGCGTGGATAGCTGAAGAATATGGCATATCAGATAGCACGGTCAGAAATATCGCACAAGGTAAAGTATGGGATAAATTAATTTGTCCAAGCTGCACAGTGTTGGCAAA